CAGGTGAGAAAATCCCCTTTGTCGGATGAAGTTGAAAGATGCTTCCAATATCCAAACAAATGGGGACCACCGAAACTGAAACCAAATTGGAAAGGTTACAATGCGACGCTTGAGCACATTGTGAATCCTGCGGAGATGTTTGCACCATCGGAACTTGAGAGGGCTCGCCAAGATTGGTTGAAGCCTTTGATTCCTTTGATGCGCGAACACATTTTGACTGAACCATTTAGACCATTGAATGAACATGAGATGGTTATGGGTCAAGCAGGAAAGCGTTTTATGACACCTATTCCAATGAATACTGGGATGGGATTCCCTGTGTTCGGACCAAAGTCCAAGCATTTCATTGAGACACGAGATGGAGAAGTTTTGATTTCTCGTGAACCTGATGAATCCGTTAAAGCAGAAATGAAACGGATTTTGGAATGTTGGCAACGTGGGGAGAGAGGATATCCTGTAACCACAGCAACTTTGAAAGACGAACCTACACCTCTTGACAAAGAGAAGGTACGTGTTTTTCAAGCTTCGGCTATTGCTATGGGTATGTATATCAGGAAATATTTTCTCCCTATCGCAAGGTTCCTCGCCTTGCATCCACTCGAATCAGAAAGTGCTGTTGGTGTGAATGCTTTTTCCAAACAATGGGATGAGTTGATGAATCATGCTAACAAATATGCACAAGACAGCAAAGTTATTGCTTGGGATTATTCAAAGTACGATGTGCGAATGAATTCTCAAGTGACTACTGCTGTTTGGCTTAGCTTCATTGAACTTGCTGAAGCTGGAGGGTATTCGCAAGAAGACCTTCAGATTATGCGAACAATGATTGCTGATATTGTGCATCCGTTGATTGATTACAATGGTACTTTGTTGATGGCTTATAACATGAATACTTCTGGAAATAACATGACTGTGAATGTGAATAGCACCGCAGGTTCATTTTATGTTCGCTTGGGATTTTTCCATACATACCCCAATGCGACAGATTTCAGAAGCTCTGTTTCAGCTTTGACTTATGGTGATGACTTCAAAGGAAGTGTTCATCCTGATTATCGAGAGTTTAACTTTTTCAAAATGAGTGACTATTTGGAAGCTCACAAGATGAAGATTACACTCCCTGACAAATCGGATGATGCTATTGCGTTCATGGATGATGAAGACGCTGATTTTCTGAAAAGGAAGTCTGTTTTTATTCCAGAAATTGGACGTAACATTGGAGCATTAAGCAACGATTCTATCATGAAGAGTTTGCATGCCAATTTGGAGTCAAAGACCCAGAAGCCTATTAACGTTGCTATTAGCTGTGTTGAGACAGCAATGCACGAGTGGTTTGGGCATGGAAGAGAGGTATATAACGAGAAACAAGCTTGCATGAAGCAAGTCTGTGATGAACTCGATCTTCCTATCCCTGCAGTCATGACGACATTTGACGAACGTGTCGAAGCATGGCTAAAGAAATACGATTAGATTCGTAAGTCGTAGTTACCCAGATGTATTAAAGGGACGGCGAAAATTTTGTATATATTTTATATACGTGCATATTAATACATATTTGTACAACCTATATTTTTCCTTTCAATAAATGGAGTTTTGGGATCGTCTCGAGGTCAAAAGATCCCCTTCGTAGTTCGGTGGACACTATAGTTCCACAAGCGTTGGATGACGCGGCTAACGGTGTTTGGGGCATGTTTGTTTCAATCACTGCCTATGTACTTTATGCTTTGGTAAAGGATTTGAGAGAATCCAAATGTTTGATAAAGTTGGAAGCAAATGATGCAGATAAATCAGAAGTTGAATGTCAATCTGGTATTGACTACTGTTCTGACTGCGGGTTATATGGTAAACATTGCACATGCTATGTAGAACCAGACTCAGCAGAAATCTGCTCGAAGGTACTTCCTTTTTGTCGATCATGCGGATATATGGAAGACATTTGTGATTGCAAGTCGAAAGGAATGATTCCTGATACTATTCAGGATCATTGGAGGACAAATTTATGTCCGGATTGCAAAATTTACGAAAAGTCTTGCTGGTGTAATGTGTCACCACATTCATCAGAAGTTCCCAAACCAAAGCGCAACCATATCGGGTCTTATGAAGAAGGAGATACCCGTGTTCACATTGTCAGAATGACAGATGAACAATGGTTTGCGTACAGGCGCTGGCGTGACATGAAGTCACGTTATGTGCCCCAATCAGATGAGGTCCCTGTTACACACATGGACACTCAACCCATCAGTATGGGACCTGGATCCCACACTGAACAAAATGTGAAGTTCGTTGATACACACCCAGGATACACCCTGGAAGAGAAAGGTTCTTTCGATCCTGTTCGTGATCATGCTCTCGAGTCTGATGCGACACTGGATGAATTTTTCCAACGACCAATCAAAATTGCAAGTTATGATTGGGCTGTTGGAGGAGGAGGCCTTCATCAACAATTTAATCCTTGGTCACTCTATTTTGAGAACCCTCGAGTGATTAATAGGATTTCGAACTATAAATTAATGCGTTCGAAACTTCACATCAAAGCTACTATTTCTGGAAACGGATTTCATTATGGTCGATGCGTTTTGACCTACAATCCTTTTCCGGATAAGGACACTTTGACAGTAGACAGGACTTTTGTTGAACCAGACTTTGTTGCTGCTTCACAAAGGCCTCACATCTATTTGGACCCTACCAATTCTCAAGGTGGTGAATTGATTCTTCCATTCTTTTACTACAAGAATGTGATGGATATCACTATCTCAGATTGGCAACAAATGGGTGAACTTGTATTGGCGGATCTTCAAGATCTTAAACATGCTAATGGTGCTTCAGATACCGTGACGATTAACATTTTCGCATGGGCTGAAGAAGCTAAGTTCGCCATTCCTACTCATCAAGAGCCTAACACTATCAGTGCTCAAGCAGATGAATATGGAAAAGGACCAATAAGTCGTGTGGCTGGAGTTGTTGCAGCAGCAGCTGGTAAACTCACGTCCATACCACCAATTGCACCTTTTGCACGCGCTACAGAGATTGGAGCGGGTGCTGCTGGTGCTTTGGCAACACTGTTCGGTTACAGCCGACCTGTCATGTTAGAACATTGTCAATATCGACCTAACACGAAAGGAAGTTTTGCTGTGACGAATGCGTCTGATGATGTAATGAAACTAACTGTGGATCAAAAGCAAGAATTGTCAATTGATCCAAGGACAGCTGGTCTAGATAATGTGGATGAACTTGGTATCAACTACATTGCTGGAAGAGAGAGCTATTATGCTCAGTTTCCTTGGGCTGTCGGAACAGGCGATGAAAGTTTGTTGTGGAACTGTGTTGTCGACCCTGGTTTATTCCGGGTTGATGGTACAGCTTACGCATTACCTGCTTGCTCCTTTGCTGCATTGCCCTTCAAATTTTGGAGAGGTTCAATGAAGTTCAGGTTTCAAGTTGTTTGCAGTAAATACCATAAAGGAAGGCTGAAGATTGTCTATGATCCCGCTGGAACCGCTGGTTCTACGGCTGAATACAATACAGCTTATACTACAATAGTAGATATTGCAGACACAACCGACTTTACAGTTACAGTCGGTTGGGGTCAAGCTACATCGTATAGAGAGTCTATTCCCGTTGCTTCGGCATCGGAATCGATTATTCAAAATACGTCAGCACTGAGTTATGATTCTAGTAGTGCTTCATATGGTAACGGAACTATCGCAGTTTATGTTGTCAATGAGCTTACTGTTCCTGACTCAACAATTGATAATGACATCAACATTAACGTGTTTATGTCAGCTGGAGATGATTTTGAGGTGGCAGTACCTGAACACGAGCGTCTAGCTCGTATGAGGTTTACTAACCAATCCAATCTCGTCCAACCACAGTCTGATGAAATCATTCCTCAGGCAAATGAAGTTCCTAACACAGGAGACGAACAGGATCGCATGGATTCTAAGCCGCATCATACGGCCAATATCAATACCATGTCGGCTTTAACAACTTTGTCAGATCAGACGAATCATATTCACTTCGGTGAGTCAATTCGTTCTTTTCGTCAATTGTTGAAGCGTTATACTGTTCATGAATTTCCATCAATTTCAGGAACGCAAAACGATGCCATCATACATAATTTTAGAAGGCATCTATTACCTTTCGAACCAGGTTACACTGAAGATTCCTCAAGTTTGAGTACTACAGTGAATGTGGGCACCACGGATGATGAGTACGTTTATGGTTACATGACGTTACCCAGATATCTGTCGGCAGCTTATGGCGGTTGGAAAGGTGGAATGAGGTATGTGTGGGATTTTTCTCGAATGAATGCCAACACAAACCGAAGAAAAGGCTATTTGGTTGCTGCCATTAACAATGATGACAGCAATACTACACCTACCAACAGCGCGACGAATCTCAATGATACGACGACTGTTGCAGGCAAAGCCTCACAGATCTTGGCAAATTACGACTATTCAGGAATGGATGGTTGCACAATGCAGTCCAAGGTCATCAACCCTACCGTGAATTTTGAAGTTCCCTACTATTCGGAATATCGATTCACACCAGCCAAACAACGTGTCGATTATGACACAGAAATGTTTGCCATGCCCATGTACAATGTAGCCCACTACGGCGAGAAAGGCGACACCAGTGACTCTGTCACTGTGTGGTGCGCCGCCGCAGAGGACTTCACATGTTTCATGTTCTTAGGAGCACCTTTGTTGTATTACGAAGGTAACTCCGTCCCCAGTAGCTAAATGGGTTTTACCCGTTAGCTTTACGTCCTGAGAGCCCAGGACACGGCGAAGATGAATGCTTTGTCGTTGGCGATTTCTTATGAATTTAAATGCACTAATTTAGACTCTGACGAGAAATCGTCAGAGGAACTCCTCAATTTTGTTTGTATATAGAGGAGCCCATGTGGTTATATGTGCTCAATTTCATAAGGTCGCCAGATTGTATATAGTGCAGTCTGAGATAGTTTAGGTCATATCTACCATTGGATACTATTCTCAGACACATCTGGC